TCAATACAATTATTGCTCCTTTAACACGTTCCAGACGCTTCTTGGTTGATTTCAGAGCTTTTTCTAATTCTTCTCTTTTTAATAATAATGCTCTCTCATCATGTTCCAAACCATTTATAGTCTCATTAATTTTATACCGTAATCGTTTATCATCCTTTTTTCTAGTCTCTTTCATTCTATCTAATGTCTGTTCTTTTTTCTCTTTTTCTTCATTTGACATATTATTTACTACTACTCCTTTCAATCTCATAATAACAACTCAGTGGACTTGTAGGGATTTGAACCCTAGGTCTCTCGATTGCAGGTCGAGTGTGTTTCCAGACTACACCACAAGCCCATTATGAAAAAATAAAGAAAATAAATTTAGTCTTGTTCAACATAGTTTATTGTTAATATATCATTTGAATCTGGTGCAATTGCAAATTGAATAGCCTGATTACCTGATATATTATAATCTTCACCAACACCACGCTGTTGTATAAGACCATTTAAGAATACCTGTAATGAATTAGTAACTGGTATATTCGCTAAGTTAAATACTATTTTACTACCATCACAACTTGCTGTTAAATCTTCATATTTAAAATCTCCCTCATTAACTCCAATTGAATCAAGTGATTTCCATTGCATTTGACCACTCGTTCCATTATATGATAAGATTTCTCCATCTGCTGGTGCAGCAATTGTATTTAATTTAGTATATGTAATTCCACTATCTTTAACTTGTAAAATATCAGTTGAAATTTCAATTGTAGAATCGTCTACATTTACACTTAAAGAAGAACCTCCACCACCAGTTAAACCCTGTCCTGCAACAGATGCATTTAATTGTGTTTCTGTGATGCCTCCATCTTTAACTTCAATCCAATCATTGCTAGAATCTAATTGGATTGTACTATCATCTACCCCAATATATAAATTTTCATCAGAACCTTTTCGCATACCACTACCAGCAATTGCATCAACAATCTGTGAACCTTTAATTTGTGTATTTCTATTTGCCATTTATTATTCCTCTATTTTTTAATATATTTTGCTTTTACTTTATCATCTACATCTAAATCATAGTAAAATTCTATTCTTTTATCAGATATAACATGAAAATCCTTATTAATGCCTTGCTCTACTCTAATTCCGTTTACATATACATCTATATGATTTGGTTCAAATGCATTATCTGTCTCATAAATCCGTGATGTAATTCTATCTAAGCTAACATCTTCCATTATTGCAAGATATCCTTCTTTAACATATCCTGCTACATTTGCATATTCCGCATATTCTGCAAACGTATTTATCTTACGAAGTATCATTAAAGCACCTAATTAGTTAAAAATCTAACTGCTGCTGTTTTATTTGTTATTCCAACACCAAATCTACGTGTAACACATAAATCATGTAAATCATGTAACGGGTCATCATATTCTTTTACTTTCATCTCACGCTTCATTAATATTCTACCATAAGACATACTATCCAATATGATTGCATAATAATGATTAGTATTATCAGTAGAATCCCATTCATAACTAGAATTATCTGGCAAATCTATATGTGCATTGTAAAACTGAAGACCATATGGAAATGCTTTTCCTTCTCCACGATTACTTAAATCTACACTTCGATTGAATTCAGAAATTCCATCAAATAGGTGTGATTGTGCTTTCGGATGAAGAACTATCTTATCAGCCATAAATCCTGCATCTTGTATTGTATCTAACGCATCTACAACACTATTTGCACTAATCTCTGCATCTGTTCCAGTATTTGTACAATTACTAATCATTGAATTTAATATAATACTATTCATTTTATTTTCAAGTCTCATACCTGCTGCTTTAAGTTCAATCTCTATTGCCTCGTATTCACAATCTTCAATCATATCTTGAGTTATAGAAGGTCTAGTTCCAATTTTCTTGGATGTTACTGTAGTTGAACTATAACTACCTTGGTCTTTTGGAATTATCCCACCTTCTGGAATTTCTGCTGCATAACTTTGATTTCCCTGTGTTATTGCTCTTGCCTGATAAAATGGTTTATCTATCATGACCACTGGCAATACTTTTCTAAGATTTGCTTTATATCTTGCTCCCATAATTATTGTTTTTAATACTTCTGTTTTTACCATTTCATTTGTTTCTTCAGCTTCAGTTAGCAATAATTCTTTTGCAGTCTGTTCACCAACTTCTAACTTAAAATGATTTTTATCAACCATCCTTTTTCTCTTTGAAATTGGTGCATTATAATATTCTAATAGTTTAACTAATTTTGACATAAACATCTCCTCTTTCTTTTATAATAAATCTACTCGTAATATATATCTCCTGGTGATGGACCATCTTCTTTTATATATGCATCCTTATATGCAGGTAATGTTACTATCGCAGCACCAACAAATTCTATATATTTGACGCACATTATTCCATCTTTATGATTATATTCATCTTCACTATATGCCTCGACTGATACCCAATTAACAAGACCATTTTCTATATTCTGTACAATATCATGTCCATTTTGCGTAGTAGTATAAATATATAAATCTGCTACTAACTTACCACTTTTAATACGTGGATTCTTAACCTTTCCTACTCTACTAAGAGCATCTTTCTTATGGTCAAGACATAAAAAGTCAACTGACCAGTTATCAGCATACCTACGTATAATTTTATCTGAATATCTTATATACCTCTTACTGATTGAATCTGCATAATCTCCAGGTGACAGCAAAACTACATCATAATATATCTTTAAGTTTGCAGCTTTGACTCTCCTAGATTTATCGTAATTAAGTCGACTCATCAGTTGATGTTTCTTCAGTTTCCTCTTCGTCATTATCATCACTTGTACCATCAGGCTTTACATCCCCACCCCAGAGTAAGGTATCAGCCCATTTCTCATTAATCGGTCTATAATTATACATTGACCTAATTTCATTAATTGTGAACGGTTTTACTTTAGAATTTTTAAAACTATTTAATAATCCACCAAGCCATTTTGCACGATTCGCTTCATCGGCTTCAGTTACAGAGTTAAATTGAATTATTACTGTATCAGGTTCAAGTCCTTCAGCTTCAAGTACCTTATTTATTAATTCTTTTTCAAATATTCTAGCTATTTTAGTTTGAAATGATTTAAGCATTCTTTCAAATAATACAGCTTTTACTGTAGCAGTATTACCTTGTATAGCAACTTTACCATTACGTCTTGTATAATAAATATGATTAGGTACATTTAAACAGTGTGTTATTCCTTTATAATCAATTTCCCTACACATTGATGGTTCAACAACAACATAATCTTTTTTAGACAAATCAATGCGAACTCTCCACATTCCTTTTCTATTTTCTCTCTTATCTTCTGAAAATATAATATGTGCTCGATATCCACATTTTACAGCTATTTCCAGTATGTCATCAGCTAATTGTTTAGACGTTGTAGTATATTCACAATTATTCCTTCCTTTTCTATTATCATATGTACCGTCACCATCTAATGCTGCAAATAATAATTCTTCTAAATACGCAGGGTCGCTATCTAATATTTCTCTACTTAAATGTCTATCATAACAATTATTACCAAATTGTTTTAACCAATAATATAAATCCCAATCATATAAATGCCATTCATATCCTTTTTCTTCTGTATGACTTTCTTTAAATCTGTTATTGAAATAATATATTACATTCTTCATTCTTTTTGCTGATTTTTCTTTCTTCTGTGATAAACGACAATATGGTTGTCCATTTCCATTTATACTTCCTTCGGATACAAAATAACCAATAAACTTCATCTTATTTACTAATTCTTCATCAAGTTCAATTTGTCTATCTCCATCTGCTCTACATCTAATAGCCCATCGTGACCCAGAGTCAGCAATCTCTTGTGCTTCGTAAAATTTCCAATCATCCTTAGTAACACCAGGATTTTTATTCGCCCATATTCTATGATTTGGTGTTACCACAATATCTACTTTTTGTGATTTTATGTTAATCATTTTTCCATCATGGTTATATACATACGTATCTACAGGGTCAATAGCTTCATGATATTCATATCTATTTGTTTCTGGATTGAATGTAACTATTTTATCATCATTTTTAAGTTCATAATATTTAAGCCATCCACGTTTAGTAAGTATCTCAGTTTGTTCATCATAACAAGCTTCTGTGCTTCCATTACCAAGTCCTAAACTCTCTTCAGATACTAATAATCCAGTTGCAGATTGGGCTTGAAAATAGTTAAAATAATCTTCTACTCCTTGAATACCACGTTCATCAATTGTTTCTACTTTAACATTCCAAGGAACAATAAATTCATTTTGTTCTGTAATATCTTCAAATTCTTCATCGATATCTTTTAACACATCATCAGGAGCTAATTGTCTTTCTCCCTGTTGCCCTACTGTGATAACATATTTACTAAAACCATGTCTAATCAATGCATTTGCAATTGCTTCATCGGTTCTAATCTTCCTTTTTATTGTATCTCTTGATGGTTCAATTAAAGAAATTCCATATGGTGATTCAGGTCTTGGAAACAAGCTAAAGTGTGCTATATATTTTGGGTCTATCGATTCGCCTTTACTTCCCTGAAATTCTTGATGGTATGCTTCAATATCTCCATAATCATCATAATCAATGAACATTGTCTTTGGGTCAACATCCATTACTCTAACTGGAGTTCCTTTTTTATTATATCTTATTTCAAGGAACGAGTCTCCATATACCAAACAAAAAATAACAACTTTTAATGCAAAATTATCAAAATCTATTCTTCGTAAAAACTTAGTAATTAATTCTTTAGCCTCATCATTTTCAGAATATATATTATAACCTGTCATTATAGTATTAAATGCTATTGAGTTAATAGCAGCCCAAACAGTTCCATCCCCTCTATAATATGATTCATACCTCTTAAGTGTTTGTGTAGTTCTGTCACTACCAGATAAACCACCTGTTCCTGATGATTTAGCTCTTACTAATGTTTTTGGATTACCATACTCATCATAATACTTACTAAGATTAGAAAATGGATTTCTGTATTTTAATGTTCTCATAAAATTACTACTACTTCTTCTTCTACTTATTACTGGCAAATAATCACCCTATATTTTGTGTGGTTTAAAATTACCCACTCTTTTTCCTCTAACAACTTTTCTAACATAATTCCAATCAACTGCATCATTATCTTCAAACGCTTGAATCGCAAATCCCAACGAATCAAGACAATCATCATGTTCAGATTTTGGAAATTCAATTAATTCATTCTTTAAATGTTTAAATTGTGGATTCATAAATATTCTACCTGTTTCAAAATAAACAGATATCTTCTGTGCTCTATATACTTTGCCTTTACCTGTTGACGAACTAACTTGCAATACCCTTGCAGGAATTTTATTTTTCCACTCATCAGTAATTATTTTCTGTGCAGCATTTGATTCTATTGCTACTGTTGCTGCTCCCCATTTACATGCTAACTTAATTTGCCTAAGTTGTTCACCCATAGATAAGTGGTCTCTAATATTGTCAAGTACATATATATTTTTATCTTTATCTACACTTATTACTGTAAGTGCAAAGTAATCTTTTCCCCCCTGAGAAGCAATATCAACTCCTATATATACTTCATTGCGAGGAATTTGTTTTAACTCTTCAAATTTTTCTATCGCTTCAGTTACCCATTTTTCCCTAATGGGAGAATCTGCTGTTTGAATTATTTGATTCTGATATTGCATTTCAAATGCTAATCTACCATTTTCATGAATATACTCTAGTGCATCATCATAAGAAAATCCTAATGAGATACCATTAATATCTTCTGGTTTCCATAGCATATCTGCTGGTTTTCCATCACGTACTTCCTTTGGATTCATAATAGCCTGATAACGTTTATGTTTCCATCCTTTTTTTATGAAGTGACCATATATATCATCACTATGCCAACGTGTATTATGAGTTATTAATCCTTCAGCAATAAAGTTATGTGTATCATCTACAGTTATATCATATATTTTTTCTTTATTTAATTTTATAACTTCTTTAACTCTATCAATACCATAAAAATTGTATGGAAACTTATCTTTTGCATTGTATATGAAACTTTTAGAACCAAAATGTTTATTCCAATTAACTCTTACATGATAAAAATCATGTCTGGACTTTTCTTTACTATTTGGTGCTTTAATTATTCTTACTCTATGTGTAATGTTAGATGTTCTTAATCCTGATATTTTTGATAATAATTGTAATTGTTTAATTAACTTCTCATTAACTAATTCAATCCCATATGAAGATTTACCATGACTGCATTTCCAGCCATCAGCTTTTAATAACCCTTTTATGAATGATTGTCTTAATTCTAATGGTAAATTAAATATCCAATTAGGAATCTCCTTATTCTTTGCTCCCATTCCTAAATTCATTCTGTATAATATTTGCCCTATATTTTTATTACAAGAATATAGATTTTTATTATTACGTTCTTTTAACTTTATATTGAATACTTTTTTAAATAATTTTTTTACTTTGTTCAATTCTTCTATTTTGTTTGTATATGACACATTTATAATATATCTATCATATAATTTATTGGTTCTCCCATTTGTTTTCTTTCTATGAGTTACCCATCCATCTCCCATAAGATAACCATATAGCCACATGAAATCTTTGTTAACCTTTATATTTTTTGATAAATAAGGAAAACATTTATTATCTAGTGTATGCGTAGATAATATCATATCTCCTCTTTGTAAATCTATAGTTCTTTTCCAATGTAACTCATAATCTTTAATATACTTTCCTGATTTTGATGTTGGTGCAATTGTAAGAAACGGATGCTTTTCATTTGCTTTTAATTTTGTACTATCTGTCTTTACTTCATATACAGTGTCTACTCCTGTGCATCCTGACCATCTAACAGGTTTATTTACAATCTTACCATTATAATGACTTTTTACCTGTTCACCTACAGATATGTCCTTAATATCTTTCCATGTTCCATCACTCATTAAAACCTTAGTATCTCCTGTTACACAACCAACACATATCATCTGTCCATTTCTCATAAGTGTGGGTCTTAGTGTTTTCTTATACCATTGCCTAACCCCCTCTCTCTGACCTTCTGTAGATGAGTTTGTCTCATCCATAATATCATCCATGATGATTAAATCAAAGTGAGGACCGACAAGAGACCCTGTAACACCAATTGTCATTACAGTCTTTTCTCTCTGTGATATTCCTGTGCTATTTCGCTTTTTGACCTTAATGCATGATGTTGTCCACGTTTTTCCTACAAAGTCACCAAATATATTTTTCAATTTTTCATTACGTTCAAATGTATCCATTACTATTCCAAGTATATCTTTAGCTAAATCGTGTTTAACTGATACTAATAATATTCTGATTTCTGGATTCTGTACAATTCTCCAAATAATATATGCTGATACCAATATAGTATTATGAGTTATTATTCCATTAGATACATGATTATGATACTTATCTACTTCAATTCCGTATGTTTGGTCTTTTCCTATATATTCAATTGATTTAATTTCAACCCATCTAATATTAGCATGATATAAATCTTGTAAATCCTCATTATTATATTCTATTTTCATCATTTTTCCTAACTTATCAAATAACATATCATAGTTATTATCTATTCTTAGATTGTGCAATTTTCGATATTTCCAGTTAGAAATTTGTTGTTTTTCTTGTATTAATGCCCTCGGTACTGTATCAACATTAGAATGCGTGTTAGTCAATTTAAGTGTATCAATTACGGGATAATTCTTCATATCAAGTATTTCATTAATAAATTTTATTTTATTTGTATTTGGTGATAAAACAATGACTTGATAATTTAATAAACACGGAGTCTTATGTTCATGTATATCAGACTGTATCCCAACATACATCAACAAAGTTTGTACATCTAAAGCTAATTGTTTTGATGATGTTGAATAGGAAACATCAACACAATTTCTATAATTCTCATTTATACTCCCATCACATTGCCATAACCGTTTAAGAAATAATTTTATTTGATATTTAGGTGATGAGAATATTTCTTTTGGAATAAATTTATTATATGAGTATGTACCAAGTAAATCAGATTTTATTAATAAATCTCTTAATGGCTTTTTATTATTTACCCTATAATCTTTATTATTACCAACATCTTTTAATTCACAGTTTATAGATTTTAGTGCATTTTTCATTACACTAACTATATTATCATTCGTATTACTAAATTGGAATGCACACTTATCAGTTATTGTACCTTCTGCAATTAAATATGCTAATATTGTAAGTTCTTCATCCGTATAATACTTAATCGTATTAAATCTAGGCATAGCTCTTGGAATAGCAACTTTATTGCCAACAGATAATCCATCTTTAATTGATGTCCAATGTCCAGTATAAAATGGATGATTATTAGTAACTTCTAATTCACGCCCATTACTTAGTTTAATTCTAAATATATCCTTAATTCCATTATCAACAAATCCATTGACTTTTAATGGAACTAATTGTTCATGGTCATCTTTACCTATAACTATATCTCCAACTTTAACATCTTCAATATTTTTTATCGCACCATTTGCCATATTCATTTTGCTTCCTTTACGAAAACATTTTCCATGTCCCCTAGGTGCAAGTAAAAGGAATTTCTTAAAATTTTCAAAATTATTTATCCATTCCTCATGAAACCATTTAACTTTCAAACCTAGTATATCCTCCATAAATGCTTTGCAATTCGTAGAGTAGTATAATGGCTTAAGTATATCCTTATCAACCATTGTATCAGCATCTAACTATATTTATTTTTCTAACTCTTTATCTATATCATCTTTGTAGTGCTTTATCGCATTTTGTGCTGAACGCAGCATTGATATTCCTACACCAGTTAAGAATGCATGTGTTACCGACATACTTCCACCTTCAATGTAATTTATTGAGTAAGTGATTGCAGCCATAACCATTGCAAATATTAAACCATATAAAAATTTCTTCGCTGGTTTACTTAATTTAAATCCATTTCCTGGTGTTAAAAGTTCTTTTATTTTTTCTCTGAATGTCATATTTTTTCCTCCTTCTAATCTATATCTATAATTTCATCTTCCTCATCAATATCATGATTTTTCATTATTTTACTAATTTCTTCTCCAATTATTTTTCTGCATTGTGGACATAACTTATGTGCCAGTTCTGCTAATAAATTTTGATATTCTACTTTTATTTGATTAATTTCATTCTTTTGTTTAATAAAGATATTTTGTGTTGGTCTAATGAACTGTCTGTCAGAATATTCACGCAATGCTATTAAACCTTTACGTATTTGATTAAAGTTGTCATTTTGTGTTTTAATTAACTTAGATAAATCACCATATGATGCTTTCTTACTTATCGCATCACTTAGAATTTCATCTGTTTGTTTCTTTAACTTCTCTGCATCTCCTAGTAATGAACGCATCTTTCCATTGAATTCTTTCTCAATTTTCTTAAGTGCTGTGCCTTCATTTAAAGCTTCTTCCATCTCATTTTCATTAAGACTATCAATGAAACGTTTTATCGACATATGCGATATATTCTTAAGTTCCTCAATATCAGAGTAATTATTAACTATCCATTCCTGAATTTCTGAATAACTTTTATCTTCTTTTTTTCTTAAGCGTATGACATCTTTGTCAATGCCATATTTGACAATTTTATTTTGCCTAGCCATTATTAAATCATCCTACTACTTATTTTGATGTTAAATCCTATTTATAAGCCCATACACAGCAAAACTTTCTAAATAGGTATAAAACCATTAGCAACCATTAAACAGTCTCAAAATCGATTATACGTGCTCTAGCACCCATTTATAAAATTGTATGAATAACATTGCAGCAAGTCCTGCAACAAATCCCCATCCAATAAAATAAATCCATGCCATAATAACCACATTGTAAAAAAATAAATAAAAGTGTTGTTTCGCCCACCCATTCCCTGACTTAGCAATGTCTCTCCAAGTTGACTAATTAATAATATATTTTTGCATATCTTTTATATGCTTTCATTATGTATATACCTAATAAAAATATACTTATAGTATATAAACATTACCATAATATGTATATAGATAGTTATATATTATAGAATTTTAAATTTTTTCGCACCATTTTGTCGAGCATGAGTTATATATAATTGATAATAATATAATATATAATATATAATATATAAAAAGAACTATATTATTGAATTGCTTATAAATGTTTCAATAAAATACTTCCATTTTTCTCACTTTCGTTACAATGTACCATTTCACAGTTCAGTGAAACAATACACAGCAAACATTTATATATATCTTTATTTACCTATGTATTTTTGCTTTGACGTTAATTCATCACTATACTGGTAAAAAGCCATGATAACGTAGAAAACCCATTAAAGTGAACATTAAGGGGGGTGTTCCGTTACTTCGCTGCTATGAGAGGGAGGAGGAGAGGTCTTGGCTTCGATTTGAGCCAGTTACGTTAGTATACTGGTTTTTAACTAAGCTTATTAATAGAGTGATTTTTTTTAAGGCTAATACTTTATATAGATATTACTCTTACCCACGCATTAGTATATAAGTATTCTATGTAGGAATATATCTTATTACTTCCCGTCAGGCTTTATTATCCCCAGACTATTATATTAATCCTTTTATCTATATCCCCCCCTATATTATTTATTTACTATACTCACCTCCTGTTGAGAATTATTATAGGCAATTTTTATATTAAGACTTTTATTTTTTCTTTATTATTTTTTTCTTTATTTTTAATTTCTTTTTATTAATTTCTTTATATATT